GTAATACGTCACTATCCGATATATTCAAACAAATACACCGTAATAATAAGGATACTGATAAGCAAATTAATGAACTTATCGATGCTCTTAAACCACTTGCATCATCTAATGCTGGCTCAGCAGTGATGTTAATGCCTACTGTTAAAGATTTAATTGACGTTAATGTAAAGAATAACGAACAGTTAATTAAAATGGCAGGTATTGCACAACGAGCATCAACCGCTAATGCATCTAATAGCCAAGAATTATTTTTTGATCCATCAGAAATACAACAATTATTAGAAGAACAACGTGCTGTACAAATTGAGGGTCAAAAATTATTAGATCAAACAGAAACTATTCAACACCAAATTGAAAAGCAATGAGTATAAGAATTAGAGATAATTTAGGTGGATTAGTAGCCGCTACTAGTAAAACATCTCCACAACCAGCGCCAAGAGTAAAGATTGGTAAGGTATTTGGCATTGTGTTAGATGAAAATACTCCATCTAGAGAATTATTTGAAAAACATGGAGGGTGGAATGGAATAGGAACAGTATTATATCTAGACTATGAGCAATCTAAAAAAACTCCTATAGGTGAGGTTGATTTATCTTCTTGTAAAGTTGCAAAACCACTTCATCCTGGAGTTCAAAATTATCCTTTAAAGGGAGAATTAATTCATCTTGTTAGTGGACCATCGCCTGTTAGTCAAGTTAATAATCAAAACGACCAAAAATATTATACGGGTACTATTAATATATGGAATAACAGTCAGCAAAATTCTTTAACAGACGATAGTCTAGGTAATACATTTACTGAAAATTCAGATCATAGAGATTTACACCCTTTTGAGGGACATATAGTATACCCAGGTAAATTTGGGAACGGTATACGATTTGGTAGTACAGTAAAAGCTCGTTCTGATATTAATGAATGGAGCAGTGTAGGTAACGATGGTGATCCTATTACTATATTAGTAAATGGATATGTAACTACAGATACGGGTAGTGATGCTCCTAATATTGAAGAAATAAATAAAGAAAAATCATCTATCTATCTTACATCAACTCAAAAATTACCTTTAGAACCGGGGTCTAGTTTTTTTAATCCCAGAGTTAATACAATTAAACCAAATAATTATATTTCATCTCAATTAATATTAAATAGTGATAGAGTTACTCTTAATGCTAAAAAAGACGAAGTATTATTATTTGCTAAAACAAATATTGAATTAACTAGTGATAATATTATTAATATTAATGCTAAAAAAACAGCACATATTAATTCTCCTTCTATTGCTTTAGGTACTAAAGAAAATGGAGATTATCCAACTGAACCAGTATTATTAGGAGATAAAACATATGATTTATTTTTAGAATTATTTGGAGCACTAACTAATTTAGCTGGTTTTTTAGTAGAAGCAAATACACAGGGTGGTCCTGGTCCTATAGTAGCGGTTAGTAGCGGAGGAACTCAATTATTTAAAGATATAGATAATCTACTTAATAAATTAGATACAATTACATCAGAAAAAGTATATACAGCATAATGTCAGATACAATTACACCTTCTAATTCTAATATACCCATTCAATCTACAGTACCAGGTAATGTAGCTTCATTAACTACACCTAGTACACTATCTAATTTACGAAATTCAACATCTCCATCTACTTTTGGGGATCAAGCAATAAATGTAGCTACACAACAAGTAATTAAAGCAGCTACTCAATCTACTATAGCTAAATTATATAAAGAAAAAGCAAATTTAGTTAATGAAGGAATACAATTAGATATAAATCATCAACTTACTTTACAAAAACTAGAAGTAAGACATACTCCTAAAAAACAAGTTCAAAATGGACAAACTACAGACACACCAGCAGAGTTAAATGACCAACAATATCAACAAGCAGTTGATGCTGAAAATCAAAACTACGACGAAGCTAAAAAAAATCTACAGGAACGAAAAGATGCTAATCAAAAATCAATTGATGATTATTTAAAAGATCCCTTTAAAAAACAAAAAGACGCTAAAAAGAAAAGACAAGCAAATAGGCAAAAACGAATAAAACGTAATAAAGAAGAAGAAAGAAAAGCAAGAAAAGCATTAACAAAAACTGTTTTTCAAAATGCTAAAAAAAGCTTAGTACCTATTTTAACTTTAGTTCTAACAAACCAAATAGCTGCTATTATAGCAGGAAACAGTAAGATAAAAAAATTAGTAGAAGATACAAATGCTATAATACTAGATGCTAATACATCAGGAGACGCAACTAAATTAAATAATGCTAAATTAGCTAGAGATAACGCTATTAGGATAATACAAGAGAATGAAGATAGAATAAATAAAATTAAAACTCAAATCCAAAGAATATCAATTTATATTTCTATATTTAGTGTTATAGTAGCTATAATATCAGCAATACCTATACCAACATCCGTTCCTCCAGGTATAGGTATTCCAGTTAATTTAATTATAACATTAGTAAAAATATTAGATAAAGCTAATCAAATAATTTTAGCTTTAAGTGCTCTTATCCCTATAGTAATAAACGTTTTAGATAAAGTAATTGCTATACTACAAGACTATAAATCTCAATTATTAGATATAAACGGACAATTAGAATCAGCAGCCTTAACTAGTAATAATTCATTATCAAGTACTAGTGGAGATGGTTTTACATTTGGATCTACTTTTGATGAGTATAAAGGATTTAAATTTGCTATACGAGAAGATACTAGTTTTGGTGGAGTAACTGTAGGAGGATTTAAACGACATTATGCTGCTGCAATTGATAAGTTTAATGTGGATGTATTAAAAAGTGAATATTCATTTACATTAGATCCTAATGATTTAATATCACAATTAAAATTAGTAATAGACCAACAAAATTTACAAGCTTAAAATATTTATATATATGAATGTTAAATTATTTAAAAAATTAATTAAAGAAGCAGTAGTAGAAGCTATCTACGAGGAACTACCAGAAATACTAAGCGAAGTATTAGTAAGCCAAAATAAACAGCCACTTCGTGAAGATAAAACATTTAATTTTACAAGTACAGACGCTGTACCTTTATCTGGGGATGTACGTAGTTCATTAATGGCTAAAATGGGAGCTGAGTTTGGGTTCCAATCGCCGCAGTCTACATTAAAAGTAATTGATGCTGTAGATGAATCAACTGGTGAAAAAGTTAATCCTTATTTAAATTTTATAGCAGACGCCGCTGCTAATATGTCACCAATGGATAGATCCGGATTAAGAAATTTAGATTAATATGCCAATACCTTTAACAACCCAGGTTAATCCATTAGATTTGCAAGGTAATATTGCAATAGGAATATCTTTACCTTTTAATGGACCTGTTGCTTTTAATAGCACATATAGTACATATGATCAAATTAAATCTAATTTAATTGATCTTTTACTTACAAATAAAGGTGAACGAGTATTTAATCCTGAGTTTGGTTCTGATTTAAGATTAGTATTATTTGAAGGATTAAATGAAGATATTGATAATGAAATTAGAAGCTTAATTACTACTAATGTAGCAATATTTGTTCCTGAAGTAACAATAACAAACTTAGATATAGTACAAGATAAAGATAATAATTCTTTATCTCTTAGTGTACAATATAGGATAAATATATCTAATAAAACAGATCAAATTACCGTACAATTTATATAAAATGACAGATAATAATGTATCATATTTAAATAAGACTTTTGGAGAATTTAAGGCTAATCTTATAGATTATGCTAAGTCTTATTTCCCAACAACATATAATGACTTCTCAGAAGCATCTCCTGGTATTATGCTTATTGAAATGGCATCTTATGTTGGTGATGTAATGTCATTCTATTTAGATACTCAAGTACAAGAAAATTTTCTATTATATGCTAAGGAAAGAGAGAACTTATTTGCTTTATCTTATATGTTAGGGTATAGACCTAAAGTATCATACGCTGCTGTTACTACAGTTGATGTATATCAATTAATTCCTTTTGATAATTTTGGAGGACAAAGCATTCCTAATTACCAGTATGCTACTGTTATTCCTGAAAATACTGTTTTAACTGCTATTAACTCAACTAAATTTTTAACTACAGAAATAGTTGATTTTACTGATACTAGCAATACAGAAATTACATTAG